TGACTACCGTAGTGCTCTTGAAAACGTCCGTTCTGCGAAGGCGTTGTTTATGGAGTTGCCGTCGGGGATTAGATCTGAGTTTCAGAATGATCCCGCGGAGTTTTTGGATTTTTGTACGGATCCTGATAGTGAGGATCGGATGCGGGAGTTAGGTCTTCTTCCCGCTTTGGATCCGGAGCCGCCGGTGGTGGTTCCGGATGCTGTGGTGGAGCCGCCGCCGCCGGAGCTCGGCGTTGCGGATCCGCCTGTGGAGGCGCCTGTAAGCGGCTCTGTCGGCGAATAGCCGTGTGGGCCCGGGCCGGTAGTGGCCCGGGCCCTTTCAACACTGTATACTTGTTGTAAGTGTTGTAGGTGACACCCTTTACTTTTTGGGTGTTGCCTTTTCCAGGTCGATTAGTTCTTTGAGTTCGATCTGGGTGCTATCGAGTGCCTCTTTTTGGCGTTCGATGGTTTTGTTTAGTCTGGTTTTGAGTTTGTCGATTCCGGTTGTCATGTGTTTTTCCTCCGTTTAGGTTATGTGTAATGTATGTTTTGTTTAGTTGCTGTCAAGTGGGTTGTTTCCGTGTGCGTTGACGCGCGCGCTTTTACCCCCGTGTCAGCGATTTGTTGTTGTTTTCTTTTTCTGTAGGAGGTTTATCGTGGCTTATAAGCGGCATAAGATGTCTCGTAAGAAGTCCAGACGTAGTTTTACGCGTGGTGCTGTTCGTGTTCATAAGAAGAATTCTTCTGGTCGGCCCATGCGTGGCGGCATTCGTCTTTAGATGCCGTGTTTTTCTCCGCTTAAGGGATTTCGTGCTGTTGGCGGAGGTATTGTTTTTTCTCGTTCTATGTCTATGGGGTTACCCATGACGGTTCCGTGCGGTCGTTGTATCGGTTGCCGTTTGGAGCGTTCGCGACAGTGGGCCGTCCGGTGTATGCACGAGGCTTCGTTGTACGAAGACAATTGTTTTATTACGTTGACGTACTCTGAGAAGTATCTCCCACCGGGCGGTTCTTTGTTGAAGTCTGATTTTCAGAAGTTTATGAAGAGGTTGCGTCGTCGTTTTTCTAGTAGTTCTATTCGTTTCTACCATTGTGGTGAATACGGTGAGAATACTTTTCGTCCTCATTACCATGCCTTGCTCTTTAATTTTGACTTTGTTGATAAAGTTCTTTGGAGTGAGCGAGGTTCTTTTCGGGTGTATCGAAGTGCTGTGTTGGAGGATTTGTGGTCGCTTGGTAGAAGCGAGATTGGTTCTGTCACGTTCGAGAGTGCGGCGTATGTCGCTAGGTATATTACCAAGAAGGTGACTGGTGATAATGCTGAGAGTCATTATCGTGTTGTTGATTCAGATGGTGTTATTGTTGATCGCTTGCCTGAGTATTCTACTATGTCTTTACGTCCCGGAATTGGTAAGGGATGGTATGACAAGTTTAAGAGCGATGTATATCCATCTGATGAGGTGATTGTTGGTGGGCGGCCTTCGTTGCCGCCTAAGTATTATGATTCGCTTTTGTATAAGGAGGATTCCGATGTAGCCGCGCTTGTTAAGAGACGGCGGGCGTTTAGGAGAAGTCTCGAAGATGAGACCCCCGCGCGGTTGGAGGTTCGTGAAGTTTGTACTCGTTCTCGTTTAACTCGTGCGCGGGAGATACTACCATGATTTTGTTGGCTTTTAGCGTGTATGATTCGAAGGCTGAGGTATTTGGTAAGCCGTTTTTTGAGATTACGAAAGGTACGGCGATTAGAGCTTTTAGTGATGCTGTGAATGAGAAGGATTCGGCGTTCCAGCGGCATGCCGAGGATTATACGCTGTTTCATGTCGGTGCGTATGATGATGGTATGGGAGTTTTTGAGAAGTTTGATGCTCCCGTTTCGTTAGGTAATGCGGTGGTGTTTCGTATTGATGATTTCCAGGATCCTGACGGGAATTTGCGGGATCCGCAATTGAGGAGGGTTGATTGATGCCTCAGGGTTATAAGTCTGGTAAGCAGCGTTCTGTTATGACGCATAAGTTTTCTGAGGTTCCGAAGGCTCAGATTCAGAGGTCTTCGTTTGATAGGTCGTTTGGTTATAAAACGACCTTTGATTCGGGATTCTTGATCCCGTTTTTTGTTGATGAGGCTTTGCCCGGGGACACGTTTAATTTACGTGTTAATGTTTTTGCCCGGCTGGCTACGCCGCTAAAGCCGATTATGGATAATTTGTTTATGGATACTTTTTTCTTTTTCGTTCCCAATAGGATTATTTGGGACAATTGGGTGAAGTTCAATGGTGAGCAGGCCTCTCCTGGTGATTCGACTGATTTTACTGTCCCGGTGATTAATGCCGGTTTCAGTACCGGTATGGTGGCGGGCAGTATTTATGATTACATGGGGTTGCCTGTTGGTTCTGTTGTGGCGGCGTCGTTGAGGTTTAATTCGCTGCATTTGCGAGCGTATAACCTGATTTTTAATGAGTGGTTCCGTGACGAGAATTTGGTTCAGCCGCAGCCGGTTCCTAAGGGAGATGGTCCCGATACGGCTTCTGATTTTAAGTTGATGCGCCGCGGTAAGCGCCATGATTATTTTACTAGTTGTTTGCCTTTTCCGCAGAAGGGTGCTGCCGTGGAGTTACCGTTGGGTACGAGTGCGGAGGTGCACCATAATGCGGTTGCTGGTGCCGGTATTAGTGTGTTTAGTGATGTTGCCGGTGCGTATAGGTTGCAAGATGCGGATCTTGCTTTTGTGGATGCCAGTGCGACGGTAGGAGTTGCTGGCGATGTTTTGTATGCTGATTTATCGACCGCTACTGCTGCGACGATTAATCAGTTGCGTGAAGCGTTTCAGATTCAGCGTTTGCTTGAGCGGGATGCGCGAGGTGGTACTCGGTATACCGAGGTGATTAAGGCTCACTTTGGGGTGACATCTCCTGATGCTCGTTTGCAGAGGCCTGAGTATTTGGGGGGCGGTAGTTCCCCCGTTGTTATTTCCCCTATTGCTCAGACGACTGAGCAAGTTGGGGGCGGTACAGTCCAAGGTAATTTGGCGGCTATTGGTACCGCTGCTTTTGGTGGCCATGGTTTTAGTAAGTCGTTTACTGAACATGGCGTTTTGATTGGTTTAGTTTCGGTTCGTGCTGATCTTACGTATCAGCAGGGTATTGACCGTATGTGGAATCGTGCTACTCGGTTTGATTTCTTTTGGCCTGCTTTGGCGCATTTAGGCGAGCAGGCTGTGTTGACTAAGGAGATTTTCGCGACTGGTGTTGCTGTTGCTGATGATGTTGTGTTCGGTTACCAGGAGCGTTTCGCGGAGTATCGTTATAAGGCGTCGAAGATTACGGGTGAGTTTCGGAGTAACTTCGCGACGTCGTTGGATATTTGGCATTTGTCGCAGGAGTTTTCACCTGCGCCGTTGTTGAACGATTTGTTTATTGAGGAGAATCCTCCGGTTTCGCGTATTGTAGCGGTTCCTTCGGAGCCGGAGTTCTTGTTCGATTCGCATTTTAGTTTGAGGTGTGCTAGGCCGATGCCGGTGTATGGTGTTCCTGGTCTTATCGATCATTTTTAGATGGGTTTTCCTGTTGCTGTGGCTGCTGCTGCGCCGGCTGTAATTGGTGCTGTTGGTTCTTATTTTGGACAGCGTACTGCGAATCGGCAGACGCGTCGTTTGGTTCGTGAGCAGATGGCTTTTCAGGAGCGTATGTCGGGTACGGCTTATCAGCGTGCGGTTTCGGATATGCGTTTAGCTGGGATTAATCCGATGTTGGCGTATCAGCAGGGTGGTGCTTCCACTCCTGGTGGTGCTTCGGCGGAGATGAAATCGGAGCTTGGTGCTGGTGTGTCTTCTGCTGTTGCTTCGTCTCGTGTTGCTGCGGAGCTGCGTGCTATTAATGCTTCGGTCGGTAAGACTGAGGCGGAGACGGCTAATTTGCATCGGCAAGGTACTATTTTGGATCTTGAGGTTATGCGTTCGCGGGCTTTACAGCCTGCTATGGACGTTGCCGGTCGTGGTATTAGTACTATTTCTGATGCTTTTTCAGCGCGTAATATGGAGATTTTGAGGCACGAGATTCCGCGCGGCTTAGCGGCTGGCGGTCGTGCTTTGATTGGTGCTGCTGGTCAGACTGGTGCTGGTTTAGTTGTTCGAGGTGTTCGTGGTTTGAGTCGTACTCGTGGTTTTAAGGCTGTTCGTGCGACTATTGGTCGTTCTATCCGCCGTTTGAGGAGGTAATTATGAAGGATTTTGTTAAGCCAGTGATTGATTGTGGCACCGAAGGTGGTGCTAAGCAGAGTTTTAAGGATGAGTGTGATGTGAATAAGATTTTGGCGAGGTATGCTAAGACGGGTCTTTTGACCCCGGTGACCTCGCGTTCTCCAGCCTTTGTGGACGTTTCTAGTGTCGGTGACTACCGTAGTGCTCTTGAAAACGTCCGTTCTGCGAAGGCGTTGTTTATGGAGTTGCCGTCGGGGATTAGATCTGAGTTTCAGAATGATCCCGCGGAGTTTTTGGATTTTTGTACGGATCCTGATAGTGAGGATCGGATGCG